CCTGACGTTTGCGCAGGTCAGAGGGTAGGGGGGGTGGGTCGCTACGCAGCGTGACCGCCTGCCGACTCCGCAGCCAGACGTTGTGTGTGTCCGAACATCAACTAGGGCCTGACCTGCGCAAACGCCCGGAGGGCCCGACCATGGCACGTCAGGGCCCGGTAGAGCGCGCAGTGCGCTTCGAGTTGCGGTCACTGTCCGTGAGCGTGCAGCGAGACGGGTCGGCGGCGCTGGCGGTGAGCCTGGCCCGTCAGATCGACACGGCGCGCGGCGCGGTGGCCGCCGCGGCTGCGGCCGGGCAGCTGCGGGCGCTGCTGTCCGACCTGCGACTGGCGGCCGCGGAGCAGCCGGAACGGGACGTTATCGATGACCTCAATGCTCGCCGAGCCCAGCGCGCTGCTGGGTGACCAGCGCCCGCGGCTGCAGTCGGTTCCGCCGGCGGTGTCGTCGGATGAGGGTGACCGGGTCGCGGAACTGGCCGAGGCTGCGGGCCTGCACCTGGACGACTGGGAGCGCTGGGTCCTGAAGCAGGGCCTCGGCCGGGCGGGCAATGGCCAGTGGTCGGCGTTCGAGAAGGCGCTGATCGTGTCCCGGCAGAACGGGAAGGGCGCGATCCTGGAGGCGCTGGAGCTGGCGGCGCTGTTCCTGGACGACTTCGGCGCCGAGCTGATCCTGCACTCGGCGCACGAGTTCAAGACGGCGTCGGAGGCGTTCCGCCGGGTGCAGGGCCGGATCGACAATCACCCGGTGTTCCGGCGGCGCGTGCGGCAGGTGTACCTGCAGCGCGGCGCGGAGTCGATCGAGCTGAAGAACGGCAAGCGGCTGCGGTTCATCGCCCGCACTGGCGGGTCGGGCCGCGGCTTCTCGGCTGACCTGGTGATCCTCGACGAGGCGTACGAGCTGGGCGACGCGGCGATGGCCGCGCTGCTGCCGACGCTGTCGGCCCGGCCGAACCCGCAGATCTGGTACACGTCGACGGCGGGCCTGCCCACGTCGGCCCAGCTCGGCGCGGTGCGCGCCCGTGCGCTGGGCGGCGACGCGGCGTCGCTGGCGTTCTTCGAGTGGTCGGTCGACCCGGACGACTACGACCCGGCGGACCCGGCGTGCTGGGCGCAGGCGAACCCTGGCCTGGGCATCCGGATCACGCCGGAGTACATCGCCAAGGAGCGGGCCGCGCTGGCCCCGGACGAGTTCGCCCGCGAGCGGCTGGGGATTGGCACGTACCCGATGGGTCATGCGGCGTGGCAGAAGATCAGCGAGGCGGCCTGGCGGGCGTCCGCTGACCCGGCGTCGCAGATCGCGGGCCGGGTTGCCCTGGCGTTCGCGGTGGCACCCGACGCGTCGTCAGCGTCGATCGCCGTCGCCGGGCGCCGGCCCGACGGGCGGGGCCATGGCGAGCTGACCGACCCGCCGCGGCCGGGCACTGCGTGGCTGACAGGCAGGCTGGCCGAGCTGGCGGAACGCCATGACCCTTGCGTGCTGGTGATGAACCCGTCCGGCGCGGCTGGCGCGTTCGAGAAGGAGCTCATCGAGCACGGGTTCGCCGCGAAGCCGGAGCCCGGGAAGCGGCTGCTGCAGATCACGGGCGCCCGCGAGTACGCCCAGGCGTGCGGCGCGCTGGCCGAGGACGTGAAGAACGACCGCTGGCGCCACCTCGGGCAAGGACCCCTGGACGTGGCGGCAGGCGCGGCCGGAACGCGGGACCTGGCCGATGCGTGGGCGTGGTCGTGGAAGGGGTCGGCGGCGGACATCAGCCCGCTGGAGGCGGTGACGCTGGCCCGGCACGGGTTCATGACGCACGGCGCGGTCGCCGCGACGTTTTTCGGAAGCTGGCGCTAGGAGACGGGTTTGACTGCCATCACGCAGCGCGTGCCGCTGGACCAGATCGGCGAGCGGGCCGCCGCCGCCAGCCCGGGCCGGGCCGCGCTGACGGTGATCGTCATGGTGCTGTTCGGCGCCGGGTGGCTGGCGGCACGGATCCTGGGCGCGGCGTGGGCCGGCCTGGCGTGGTCGGCGGCGGCGGCGGCCGAGGGGTGGGCGGCCGGCCGCACCGGTGCCTGGGCGGCGCACGTGGAAGCGCGGAGGGCCGCCAGTGCCGGGCGTCCTGGATAGGGTCAGCGCCCGGGTCGCCGCGTCCCGCGGCGATGAGTCCCGGTACTCCATCGACTCGTGGATCAGCGATTACCTGATCCCGTCGGCGGGCCAGTTCACCTACGGCAGCACGTCGTACCCGTTCGGGGCGGGCCTGTCGCAGACGCTGGCGGGGAACCGGGTCGCGGAGATCGCGCAGTCGATCCCGGGGTACCGGCAGGCCCTGCAGCAGTGCCCGCCGGCCTTTGCCGCGGAGATGGTCCGGTCGCTGGTGCTGTCGCAGGCGCGGTTCACGTTCCGGTCGCGGATGTCGGCGGCGCAGCCGCGGCGGACGTTCGGGAACCGGGACCTGGGCCTGCTGGAGCGGCCGTGGGCCAACGGGACGACGGGTGACCTGCTGGCCCGGGCGGAGTGGCATGCGGGGCTGGCGGGGAACGCGTACGTGTACCGGCAGCCGGGGCGGCTGCGGGTGCTGCGCCCGGACTGGACGGCGATCCTGTACGGGTCGCAGTCGGAGCCGGAGTGGCCGTCGGGGGCGCTGGACGCGGAGCTGATCGGCTACGTCTACGCCAACCGGGGCGTGGGGGTGGGGGAGCCGCACCTGCTGCTGCCGGAGGACGTGGCGCACTGGGCGCCGCTGCCTGACCCGGAGATGACGGGCCTGGGCATGTCGTGGCTGACGCCGGCGATCCGGGAGATGCAGCTCGACCGCATCGGCACCGAGCACAAAGTTCGCTTCTTCGAGCAGGGCGCGACGCCGAACCTGGTGGTCAAGGGGATCCCGGCGGTGAACCGGACCCAGTTCGAGGAGCTTGTCACCGAGATGGAGTCCCGGCATGCCGGGGTTGCGAACGCCTACCGGACCCTGTACCTCACCCAGGGCGCCGACGCCAGCGTGATCGGGGCGAACCTGCGGGACCTGGACCTGGACAACCTGCAGGGCGCGACGGAAACCCGGATCGCGATCCTGTCGCGGGTGCCGGCGGCGCTGCTGGGGATCAGCAAGGGGCTGACCGGGAGCTCGCTGAACGCGGGGAACCTGGCGATGACCCGGCGGATCTTCTCCGACACGTGGGTGTACCCGGCGCTGCAGGACGTGGCGTCGTCGCTGGCGCCGATCGTGACCGTCCCCGCGGACGCGGAGCTGTGGTTCGACACCGCGGACATGCCGATCCTGCGGGAGGACGCGCGGGACGCCGCCGACATCGAGGCGGTGAAGGCCACGACGATCACCATGTACGTCAAGGAGGGCTTCACGCCCGAGAGCTCGATCGCGGCGGTCCGCGGGCAGGACATATCCCTGCTGAAGCACACGGGCCTGGTGTCGGTCCAGCTCTGGGAGCCGGGCGCCGAGAGCCCGCGCAAGCCGGAGCCGGGTGCCGAGAGCCCCAGCCAGCCGGCCGGGGCGCCGGTCCCGGCGGGGAACGGCAAGGCGCCCCCGGTCAAGTCCGCCCCGCCGTCAGGAGCCTGACATGAGCTACCACGTTGCGAAGTCTGCTGACTGCCCTGTGTCAAGGCCGTGGGCGGTCCTGAAGGACGGCGACGGGAAGGTGCTGCGCTGCCACGCGGACCAGGAGAGCGCGCAGGCTGACATGGACGGGCTACTGCTGAACGACCCGTCCGGCGCCATGACCGCGCTGTCGGCGCCCCTGGCGGGCTTCGCCGAGCGCGCCCCGGGCGGCAGGCCCTACGGGGACGTGGCGTACGCCGACCCGAAGAACGGCAAGTACCCCATTGACACGAAGGCTCATGCCAAAAGTGCCTGGTCGTACGTAAACATGCCGAAGAACGCGGCGAAGTACCCGCTGAACGGCGTGACCCTCGCGTCGGTGAAGGCGCGGATCATGGCGGCGTGCAAGAAGTTCGGCGTCGGCGTCAGCGAGTCGAACGCGGCGCCCTTTGCGCCTGACCTGGACGTGGTCCGCTCCGGCGGCGGCCTGGAGCTGCGGTCCGCGGACGCGCCGCCGGACGGGTCGATAGGCGTGCTGGCCGGCCGGTTCTCCGAGTTCGGCCGCTGGTACAAGGTGTCGTCCCGGTTCGAGGGCGACTTCATGGAGCGCGTCGCCCCGGGCGCGACCGCGGACACGATCCGCGACGACATCAGCGCGATGCGGGTCCTGTTCGACCACGGGATGGACGCCCAGATCGGGAACAAGGTGCTTGGCCCGATCGGGTCGCTTACCGAGCGCAGCGACGGCCCGCACTACGAGGTGCCGCTGTTCGACACGTCCTACAACCGGGACCTGCTGCCCGGCCTGAGGGCGGGCGTGTACGGGGCGTCGATGCGGATGCGGGTCACCGGCGACACCTGGGACGACGACCCGCCCAGGTCGGACGCGAACCCGGACGGCCTCCCGGAGCGGACGATCACCCGGATGAGGGTGCCGGAGTTCGGGCCGGTGACGTTCCCCGCGAACCAGGGCGCGACGTCGGGGATCCGGTCGGGCACCGACGAGTTCTACCACCGGCTGCAGGCGGCAGATGCCCCCGCGTTCGAGGACGCGGTGCGGGCGGCCGGCCTGTCGCCAGGGGACTTCACCGGGCGGGACGGCGCGCGGAGCGCCCCCGGCGGTGGACGCACGGACGTGCAGCCAGGCAACGGCGGGACGTCACCTGCTAGCCCCGCCATCGTGCGGGACCGTATCTGGCTCATGAGAGGAATCAGGTAGATGCCTGAGAAGGAAGTGCACGAGGAGCGGCTGCTGCCGGGGAGCCTGGACGACCTGTCCGGCCGCACCCCCGAGGAGCTGCGGCAGATGCTGGAGGTGCTCGACGCGCACCTGAAGAGCCTGCACCAGACCGACGACGGCGAGCTCCGCGACCTGGACGCCGCCGAGCAGGACGCGTTCGACGGCGGCATCGAGATCCGGACCGCGATCGTGGACCGGCTCGACAAGCACGCGAAGATCGCCGAGGTGTTCCGCCGCCGGCCCGCCGCGGTGCAGCAGGCGATGGCGAACATCCGGTACGGCCTGGACGACCCGGCCGGGGACACCCGGCGCCTCACCAACCCCGAGGCCAGGGACCGGGCGCTGCGGGTCCTGGACTCCCGCGACGCCGGGGATCTGTCCGACGCGCAGCGCACCCAGGTGGAGAAGCAGCTGCGCCGGGACACGGTCACCGCCCGGCGGATCCTGGTGACCGAGAACGAGGACTACCGGTCCGCGTTCCTGAAGCTGGTCACCGACGTGCACCCGGTCCTGACGCCGGAGGAGAACCGGGCGGTGCAGGCGTGGTACGAGTTCCGCGCGCTGGGCGACTGGACGACCACGGCGGGCGGGTTCGGCATCCCGGTGTTCATCGACCCGTCGATCATCTTGACGGCGCAGGAGTCGGGGAACCCGTTCCTGGCGATCGCCAAGCAGGTCACGGTGAACACCAACCAGTGGAAGGGCGTGTCGTCTGCCGGTGTCACGTGGGCGTTCCAGACTGAGGCCGCGGCGGTGACGGACAACAGCCCGACGCTGGCGCAGCCCGCGGTGCTGGTCCACATGGCCCGCGGGTTCATCCCGTACTCGATTGAGGTCGGGATGGACTACCCGGGGTTCGCGTCGGAGATGTCCACGCTGCTGGCGCAGGGCTACGACGAGCTGCTGGTCAACAAGTTCACCATCGGGTCGGGCACGAACGAGCCGAAGGGGATCCTGACGGCGATCTCGGCGGTCGCCGGCGACCGGGTGAAGGTCACGGTCGGCGGGTCGATCACCGCGCCGGACCCGTACGCGGTGTGGAAGGCGCTGCCGCAGAAGTACCGGCGGAACGCGTCGTGGCTGATGAGCGTGGGCGTGAACAACGCGATCCGGCAGATCGGCGCGGCGAACGTGTTCCACGGGTACACGGTGAACCTGCCGGAGGGCTGGGCGGACCAGCTGTTCAACCGGCCGGTCTACGAGTCGGCGTACATGCCGGACACGACCACGTGGACGACGACCGCCGAGGGCCAGGCCATCGTCGGCGACTTCAACAACTTCGTGGTCGCCCGCAACGGCGGGATGAGCGTCGAGCTCGTCCCGCAGCTGTTCCAGCAGGTGGTCGCCGGCACCGGGCCGGCCGTGCCCACCGGCCAGCGCGGCTGGTTCGCGTACGCCCGGATCGGGTCGGACTCGTCGAACACGGCCGGGTTCCGCCTGCTGGTGGCGAACTCCTGATGGCCGAGCAGAAGGCCGGCCCCGCCGCGCAGCCGAAGGCGGAAGAGCCGAAGGCGAAGGCGACGCTGGGCAGCGCGGGCGCGTCGAGTAACCCGCTGGTGCACCAGCTGCTCGCCGAGCGGAACATCGCGGCCAGTGACGGGGTCGGCGACGAGGACGCCGTGAAGGCCATCGACGCGAGGCTGGCGGAACTCGGCGTCAGCGTCGGGGCGTGAAGACTGGCGGCCCGGGGTTCCCGAGCCCCGGGCCGCCACCAATCTCGGGAGAAGACCAATGGATGTCGTGTACGTGAAGTACAACGCCTACGTGGCCCCCTGCCACCGCGCGGTCCACGTGGGCGAGCACTACCCCGCCGGCGACCCGGTGGTGGCGGCCATGCCGGACGCGTTCTCGCCGGATCCCCGCTACGGCGTCCAGTGGACCGGGCCGCCGCCGCCGGAGATGGCGGAGGCGCCGGTGGAGCAGGCGACTGCCGGGCCGGGCGAGAAGCGGAACGTGCGCCGGGCGGGCGGCGCGTGAGCGCCGGCCTGCCGGCCCGGCTGCTCGCGTCGGTGATTCACGCGGTCGCGTCGGAGTACCGGAAGCTGGACGCCCCGCCGCCAGCGGAGCCGGCCGCCGCGCCCGTGCGGCAGGAGATCAGCTGCACCAGCGCGAGCACCCAGCAGGCGTGGCAGCAGGCGCAGCGGCCGCCCGCCCCGGCGCGCGCGTTCGGGTTCGGGAAGCAGGCCGGCCGTGGCTGAGCCGGACGACCGGGCCGGGGCGGTGGCCGTCGCCTACATCTACCGGGGCCACAACGTCACCTACTCCTGGCACCACTCCATGATCGAGCTGATCGGCTACGACCTGTGCCATGAGGGCCGGATCATCCGCGGCGGGTACGTGGCGATGAAATGCGGCGCCGACGGGTACGCCGACGCGCGGAACAAGGCCGTGAAGCTGTTCCTCGAGGAGAACCGGGCGGAGTGGCTGTTCTGGATTGACACCGACATGGGGTTCGCCCCGGACACGGTGGAGCGGCTGCTGGCCGCCGCGGACCCGGTGGAGCGGCCCATGGTCGGCGGGCTGGCGTTCACCCAGCGGGAAGAGGAGTCTGACGGCCTCGGCGGGTGGCGGTGCCGCGCCGCGCCGACGGTGTTCGACTGGACGGTCCTGGACGACGGGCAGATGGGGTTCACCGTCCGCTGGAAGTACGCGCCGGATGCGCTGACCCGGGTCGGGGGGACGGGCGCGGCGTGCGTCCTGGTCCACCGCAGCGTGTTCGAGCGGCTGGAGGCCGCCCGGGCGGAGAACCCGAGGCTCGGCCGGTGGTATGACCGGGTGCCGAACACGACGACGGCGCAGCTGGTGTCGGAAGACCTGTCGATGTGCCTGCGCGCGGGGGCGCTGGACATCCCGATCCACGTGCACACGGGGGTGCGGACGACGCACCAGAAGATCCTGTGGCTGGCCGAGGACGACTACTACGGCCAGGTGGCCCTGTCGCAGCGGGTCCCGGAGGTCCCGGCGGCGACGGAGGCGACCGCGGTGATCGTCCCGGTGCTGGGCCGGCCGGGGAGCGCGGCGCCGTTCATGGAGTCACTGGCCGCGTCGGGCGCCCCGCTGGCCGCCGTGTACGCGATCGCCGACCAGGACGACGCGGAGACGGCGCGGGCGTGGCAGGACGCAGGAGCCGAGGTCATCGTCATGGCCCGGGCCGCCGTCACAGAGGACGGCCGGGGGCCGGGGACGTTCGCGGAGAAAGTCAACATCGGCTACCAGGCGACTAGCGAGCCGTGGCTGCTCCTGGCCGGCGACGACGTGAGGTTTCACCCCGGGTGGCTGGACCAGGCGCAGCACGCCGCCCGCGACGGCGCCGACGTGGTCGGGACCAATGACCTGCACAGCCCGCGGGCCCTGGCCGGGGAGCACTCCCCGCACCCGCTGGTCCGCCGGGCTTACGCGGACGAGCAGGGCGCGTCGTGGGACGGCCCGAAGGTGGTCTGCCACGAGGGGTACCGGCACTGGTTTGTGGACGACGAGCTGGTGACGGCGGCGAAGCAGCGGGGCGCGTGGGTGATGGCCCCGTACTCGAAGGTGGAGCACCTGCACCCGCTGTGGGGCCTGGCCGCCGACGACGAGACGT